GGGGCTCGAGGGCGTCCTGTGGAAGCGCGCCTCTGGTGAATCCTGCAGGAGCGAACCACGGGTGACCGACGCTGTCGTTGAGGGCGAGGGCGCCGAGGACGAGAACCGAGGGAGGAGCGTAGACGTTCTTTCCCGTTGGGTCTCTATAGAGAACGTCGGGGAAGTATGACGCTGCGAAGGACGAATCGACCGATCTGTTGACGAATGTGTCGACAGTCTTGAGGACTGAGGGAAGCTGAGTCTCCGACTTGACGGCTTCGTTGTTCTCGTCGACCTGCTCGATGTCCATGACGTAGAGAGCGTCGAACCTCTCCTCCACGGCGAGTGTGGCGGCGTCGGTGACGATGGGCTCGCGAATGCCTGGGATCGCGAGGAGCTGGATGTCGACGTTTGTTGTGTTCTTCATCACGTCGAGGGCCTTGAGGTACGTGCGAACGTTTGGTCCTTCTTCAGGCTTGTCAGCACGCTGATTTGAGACGACCATGTCAGCAGAGACCGCTGCGTTGTTGATCTCAGATTCGTCTGTGTTGAAGATGTTTGTTCCGTCGAATCCTCCTTGCATGAGGAAGGAGAATTTAGCAAACTGCTTGTTAGAGCCGATGTCTTCGACCTTGAAGAATCTCAGTTTGTTCTCATCGCCAGGCGACCTTGCAGCAATCTCTGCTGCATTGACCGTAGCTCCGTTTCGAGAGTATACTGCGTGGACCCACTTGTTAGGATCAGCCAGCGTGTTCGATCCTGTGACAACCTGAATGTTCTCGAGAGAGAAGAAGTTGTTGCAGAATCTATCCGAATCCAAAATTCCGAGATCAGCGCTGTCGGGTTGACCTGGGTTGCTTCCTGTGATGAATTTCGCTTCTGTCGCTGCGAAAGACGGGAAGAACCTGGAGAAAGACTTCAGCGAGTTGTTTGAAATAACGCTGTCGTTCTTTTTAGTAAGCGAGGCTGGGTGTTCGAATTGAACGCCCCAGTAGAAGCGAGAGTTGACCTGCTCAGTTGCTGTCCACTCTGTCGACGTTGTTATCTTCCTTCTGAAAGGAAGCGGAGGTGTCACAGATGATTTTGCTGCATTTACGAAATCAAGGACTGAGTTGTCTGAGCTTCCAAAAGATGAAAGCGGAGCAGACCCTGAAGTCACGAGGTGATCTATTCCTCTAAAGCCCATCGGTATTGAAGAAGGATCGACGAATCCATTCTCTACGTCTGGGTGGACTTCGACTCTGACGTAATTCGATCTGTTCGTATAGTTTCCTTCGACAACCAGCTTCTGCTCAGATTCTTCACGATCAAAGTCAAAGTAAGCGTAAACGTCTCCGATCACTTTTGCTATGTAACGGTCAGAAGAAGGATCAAGGTTGACTCCTGAATAAACTTCTCTTGGCAGCTCTTTCTTGTCTTGGTCTCTGTCGTTCCAATATCTCAGCGTCAATGTGAACGATCCGTACTTGTTGAGGGGATCGTTAGAAACTGTGATGTTATCGATCGACACCTTGAACTGAGTCGAAGCACCTGATCCGTCGTCGAGGGCGTGCAGTCTGAAAAGATTTTGAGGCTTTCCGCCGAATTTTTGAGATACAACCCATGGCGAGACTGCATGAGAGAATCTGTCTTCGAAAGATTCATATGCAGGCACCGTTGCGCTTGCGACGTTTCTTCCGAGAGAAGATGTGACGATAAAAGCTGCAGGCTCTTTGTTTCCATTACCTACGACACCAGCACCGTAAGAAGGCTTAACTAGTCCCGTGCCTGTTACTACGGCGAGCGTAGGATGAATGTCCCAGTTTGCGTAGAGATAGTGACCTGCCTCTTGTATCTTGGTAGGATCCGTGTTGAAGACATTGGCAAAATAGCTGCTCTTTGTCGTAGGATCAAAAGAAGCAGTTATGACATTTGGATATCTCGTGTCTGTGCCTTTGTGTCCGTTGAGGAAAAGAACGAATTCTTGCTTCGGCTTAGATCCGTCAGAAAGTTCAACGAATCCGACTGAAGCTCCCTTTGCAGAAGAGTTTGTTCCGGGTGTTGTTGACGTGGGAGAATCGCTGACGCCGCCGACAGAAGAGGAGAGACGTAGAAGAACCCCAGAAGGAGCCATGAGAACGCCTCTGACTATCGGAAGAGAAGAAGTGATCCCAGGAACTGACGCACCAACGCCTTGAATTCCAGCTTCGCTAAAGTATGTAGAACCCGCTGATTCAGACATGAAGCATCCAAGGAAGTAAAGGCGTCCTTCAGGTGCATTGGCTCCTTCGACTGCATATGAGTTCGAAGAAATGGCCCCGTCAGAACTTGGAAGTCTTTCTCCTACTACGAATCCTGCAGAAGTCACCTTTCCTGTGGTCAAATTTCGCTTACGACCGTCACCTACGCCAAGAACTCTCAAGTATGTAGCTGACTGAGCATACCTGAGCCACTCCACTACGGCAAGTGGTCCAAACTTCTTTCCATCAGTTTGACCAAACTTCGAGTACCAATCAGAAAGATTTCCGACGGTAACTGGGACGAACGCAGGTCCTTTTAGAGAAGTTCCAACAATTCCCGCAGGTATTCCAACAGGCTGTTGAGTAGTTGGACCCGAGATGTCGATCTCTCTTGCCGTTACTCCTGCGCTTCCGAATTTCAGTTGTGCCATTTATCTGCTCCCAATTTCTTTCTAACTATGTGTCTGAATCACTTTTCAGACGAATTGAACACCGCTATTTGTGACAATAAAGTCTATAGCGATGTATTCGACCACGCGAGTTGGAACTACGACTATTCTGCCGTTGAGTCGGTTCAAATCGTAATCTTCCTGTGAGTTGTTTGATTCGTTCATTATGACCTGGAATGCTTCGACACCTGCTTGCGTCTGGATGAGGCCAAGCTGGAATGAAGCATCTGCAACGAACTTGTTACGGACTGCAGGGGTATTTTGCTCGAACACCATTCTCTGAGCGATTCCAATTATTATTCTCTTGATCTCGAGCATGAGTCTTCTTACGTTGACTCTATCGAGTGCCGACTTGTTAATCTTGAGAGTCTTCTGTCCGTAGATCACATAGCCAAGCCTTGGGAAGGATGCTATTGGATTGATGCGAGATTCATAGAGTCTGTCTTTATCGGCTCCGCCGAGTCTGACTGTAACGTTGGACACAAAGTCAAGAGCTGCTCTGTTGAATCCTGCCGGTGCGAACCATGGATAAGTCACTCTGTCGTTGAAAGCCAGCGCGCCGAGTGCTGCGACCGATGCAGGCACCTTGACCTTCCTTCTGTTTGTTGCATCGTCAATGAAGATGTCGGGATAATAGACTGCTGTGTAATCGTTGTCTATCGATCTGCTGTCAAAATTCGCAGCAGTCTGATTGATGTTTGGCTTACCTGTAGAATCATCGAATATTCTAGCACCGTTGTCGTCGTAGGAAGGCAAATCCATGACGTACATTGAAAGACCGTAGTCTCTCACTTTTTGCATGGCCTGATTTGCTATGTAAGCCTCCCTGACACCAGGTATTGCAAGTATGTTGTTATTTGACGTGAGCGGATTCGTCATAATGTCAACAGCTGACAGGTAAGATGCGACACCGTTGTTATTGACGTCTTGACCAGAAGGATTCAAGGTGAAGCCTGGGATTGTATTGTTAACAGATGCGCCACCCGTCGATTCAAAAGAGACAGACTTATCGTTGAGACGACGTGCGTCTCTGTTGAGGAAGTTGGTACCATCGAATCCGCCGTACATGAAGTTTGTAAACTTCGCATATGCAGAAAATCTGTTGAACTGAGCAGCAGACCCCGAAGATAGCAAGGTGGCGAAAGTCATTCTCGATCTTCCGTTCTCGCTCCATGTGTAATCAGTTGTGCTAAGTTTGGCATTCCTGATATAGGCTGCCTCTCTCATGTGATTGTTAACTGAGCTAGTAAGCTCAGAAAGACTGCGATTGTAAAGAGCAACTTTTGCAAGTGAGAACTTGTTGTTGTGCACTGAATCAGAGTACGATCCTGTCGTAAGAGCGTCCAGCTTTTCAATTCCGCAGAATTTAGTAAGAGACTCGAGAAGGACGTCTTTTTCAGAGACGATATTGGAGTTAAGAACGTTATCAGAATTTGCAGAAGATGCTGCAGAAGATCTTTCAAACTTAACGCCCCAGTAGTAAGAGACGTTTGCTTGCTCTGCAGGACCTGGTTCTCCACTAAAACCTGCGTCCGAAGTCTCTCCTCTTGTAACTTTGTATCTGTGAGGAACGGGTGGAAGGAAAGAGCTGCTCAAAGATGTGTAGGAACCTAGAACTCCTGCGAGACGAGAGTTCGAAGTAGCAAGAGCGTCAGAAACCTTGAGCGAGGGTGTTACCTTTAGAAGGTTAGGTCCTCTAAATCCGAAGGGAAGAGCATTCGAAGGAACCGTACCCTTCTCAATATCTTCGTTCATGATTATTCTAACATACTTCGAGTTATTTGAGTACTTGCCAGTTGCAGCAAGACGCTTCTCTGAAGGATTGGTTGCGTCAAAGTTGTAGTAGACTTTTCTGTCACCAATAAGCTTGGCAACGTAATTCTCTGAATTTGGATCTAGAGAACAGTTGGTAAATTGTTCGAGAATATTCAGAGACGTATCTGTATCGTCCCAGGCTCGGACTTGAACGTTAAATGTTCCGTAAGAATACGCTTCGTTCGTAGATGCTTTTATGTTAGTGATGGAGATCTTGTATAGGTTGTTTGCATATTCTCCATCATCAAGAGCTTCAATCTTAAATAGATCGTATTCTGTATTTCCGAAAGGCTGAGATATGAAGTAGCTCGTGGATGGCGACTTGAATCTTGTGTCGTAGGATCCGAAAACCTCCCTGAAGCTGAGGCTTGACTTTCCGTCAGAGCTTGTATTGTTCGAGCCTGACAAGATTGCAACAGGAAGACCTGCGTTAACGTGTGCTACGTTGGGATCTACGGCAAAATCTGCGTGAAGATAGTGCTGTTCCTGATAGAACTTATCAGGATCTGTGTTAAGTATCTTACCAAAATAGTCTTTATCCGAAGGATCAAAAGAAGCTATAAGCACCTTTACTCCCGGAGACCCGTCTGTGTTTGAAAATGCTGATCCCAAAGAAGAAGATATAACAATCTTAAACTTAGAAGAAGCGTCAACCTCTGTTGCATCAAGTGTTGAAGGACCAATTCCGACAGCCGCTGCAGAGCTGGTAAGCACCATCACTCTTGAAGTGTTTGGTGTCATAATTAAACCTCTGACAAGATTTATATTTGCACCTTCAACTGTGTCATTGTCATGAAAAACTGGCATGCCGAAAGCAGCATTTGATCCCGGTACGTGTTGTGCAACTAAGAACTGAACTGCGCCAAGATCTCTCTTGTCATCGGCGAGAGCGTCAACTGCGCCGGGCAGAGTGAAGCCTGCATTTTTTACTGTTCCGTAAGAAAGTGTCTCTGAGAGATCTGCGTCTGTTGAGTTAGCTCCTGCACCGAGTACTCTTGCATATGTGAGAGATGCCCTATGCTTCAAGAATTCGTTGGCTGCATAAGGTCCAAAGTGCTTCGGGTCAAGATTGCCAAAAGTCTGTGTAAACTCACTGAAGTTTGCAACCGTGACAGGAACAAAGGCAGGTCCCTTGTTTGCAGTACCGATCACAGCAGCGGGGACGCCCACGGGTCCGGTGATGGTTGGAGCGGAAAGATCAATTTCACGCTCATAAAAGTTGGGCGACTTAAATGTCTGCTCGGCCATTATCTAATCTCCTTCAATCAGTGATTCTGTGGCATAACTATCACTGATAAATGCAAGAAGACATCACTTAATTACTACAATTTCTAGATCTTCAAGAGAAGCAC